TCCAAGAAGGGGCAGAAGCCATGACCAGCGCAGAGCAGATCGAGACGCCTCACACGCCAAAGCGCAGCCGTAAGCACAGCGGCGGCCGAGAGGGTGGAGGGAACCTGCCTGACATCATAGCCAGCCTGATTGATCGCCTCGATTACAGGGAGAAGCAGGCAGCCGCGGCTCTGATCCGAGATCTGCAAGCCCCGTGGGGCCGCTCCAACAGCGTCATCGGCGCGTATCAGGAGCGTGTGCAGACGAGCATCATGGTCACCGGCGAGCCTCGCGGCTGGACGGACGCTCAGATGCGCTTTGAAGGGCTGCACGCCAAGCTCGGCGTGATTGAGAAGGATCTGCTGCACTTCCTCGTGTGCAATCGCGAATACGCCCGCCGAAGCCTCGCGGACTTCGCCCGCCCCCGCGTCGGATACAAGTCCGACGACATGAACGGCGCCGCGACCGTGGCCTGGATCAAATCGCTGCTGCAGAGGGTCGGCGACCACTACCGGGTGCCGCACCTGCAACCTCCTGCTATTGCAGCGTGATGCGTGGATTTGTCCAATGGTGTTGCTGAATTAGCACTTGTTCACCCGGTTAGCTCTGATACTATTGGGCAAATCACCAAATTGCGCGAGCCGCCGGGGCAACCCGCGCGGCTCGTCTGTTTTCCAAACCAACGAGGTGCACCGTGCGCATCGCGTGCGCCCTGGCGCTCGCCCTGGCTCTCTCCGCCTGCGCCAATGGCCCCACGGCCATTTCCGACGTGATCGACATGCACCGGGCCGCCAAGCCGCTGCCGAAGCCGGAGAAGGCGCCGTGAACATCGGGCAAGCGACAGCCATCCTGCGCCAGGTCACCGTCATCGCTGCTCTGGCCATGGTGCTGCTGGTGATCGTCGCGAAGGGGCTCGGCCTCCGCGTCGTCCAGGTGCCGGGCCTCGACGCTTACACGCTTGCTGGTATTGCCGCGGTGCTCTGAGCGACCCGATGAACGACGTTCCGGCAATTGATAGGAATTCAAGAATTATCAAGAAAGCCCACGGCGGAAAGCGCCCAGGTGCGGGACGTTCAAAGGGCTCAACAAGCAAGAACGCAATCGAAATCAAAAACGCCATCCTTGAGGCGTTCGATTCCGTCGGCGGAGCGGCATACTTGAAAGGCGTGGCGAAGGACGACCCGCGCGTGTTCTGCGCGCTCCTCGGCCGCGTGCTCCCGATCCAGCACGAGGGCAACCCTGACAACCCGCTCGTCGTGCAAAACGTCCCCGCTGTCGACCGCCCGCCCAAGGAGACCCGCGAGGAATGGGAGGCGCGGCGCAATCGAGAGGTTATGAATGGCCACGTGGGCGCCCCAGCCAGGACCACAAACTGAGGCGATCTGCGCCGACTGGTGCCCCGAGCTGTTCTACGGAGGGGCTGCCGGTGGTGGTAAGAGCGACTTCCTGCTCGGCGACTTTCTGCAGGACGTGCCGACGTATGGCCAGGCCTGGCAAGGCGTCATCTTCCGCCGCACATACCCCGAGCTTGAGGAGCTGATTAAGCGCAGCCTCGAGATGTACCCAGGCAGCGGCGGGACGTGGCTCGAGCAGAAGAAGTTGTGGCAGTGGCCGAACGGCGCGACGCTCAAGATGCGCTACCTCGAGGCCGACCGGGATTGCAGCCGCTACCAGGGCCACCAGTATACTTGGATCGGTTGGGATGAACTGACCCAGTGGGCGACGCTTCACCCGTATCGCTATTTGCGAGCTCGACTCCGCAGCGCCCATGACGTGCCGACGAAGCGAATTCGGGCAGCTGCAAATCCGGGAGGTGCCGGCCACCTCGAGGTAAAGGGGTATTTCGTGGACCCTAATCCGGGAGGGTACCGGATTATCAGGGACGACGAGACCGGGCTGGAGCGCATGTACATCCCGGCGCGGCTGACAGACAACGTGCTTCTGCAGCAGGCCGACCCAGGCTACGAGGCGCGCCTTCGCGGCCTCGGCAGCAAGACATTGGTCAAAGCCTGGCTTGAGGGTGATTGGTCTATCGTAGAGGGCGCATTCTTCGACGAGTGGTCGCATAGCCGACACGTGATAACGCCGTTCGAGATCCCGTCCGATTGGGACCGGTTCCGCTCGATCGACTGGGGCTCGGCCTCGCCGGCTTCGATCGGATGGTGGGCCATCGCTCGAGATGACTACCGCATCCACGGGCGCGTCATCCCGCGCGGGTGTCTGGTACGCTACCGAGAATGGTACGTCGCCGGCGCCGATCGCAAGGGCCTGAAGCTCACGGCCGAACAGATGGCCAGGGGTATCCTCGCCAAGCAGGGCGAACGCGAGCCGGCGCTGATCAAGTACACGGTCATGGACCCGGCAGCATTTGCCGAGGACGGCGGCCCGTCGATCGCTGAGCGCATGCGCAACGCTGGTGTGGCGTGTCGCCCGGCCGACAACAAACGCGTAGGGGGCATAGGGGCCATAGGGGGCTGGGATCAGATGCGCCAGCGGCTCCGCGGCGACGCCGAGGGACGCCCGATGCTGGTTGTGTTCTCGACGTGCGGCGATTTTATCCGGACGGTGCCCGTCCTGCAGCATGACGAGACGCACCCAGAGGACGTCAACACCGAGTCTGAGGATCACGTCGGCGACGAGGCGCGCTACGCCTGCATGAGCCGGCCGATGGTCTCGCAGCTGCCGAAGCCGAAGCCGCAGAACCCAACCTTCATGGCCGATCCGACCGGCCGCATCGTAAGCAACATGACAATTGCCGACCTGATCAAGCAACAGCAGAAAGCCGCGCGCCGATGATGATCTTCACGCCATACGGCCTCGCCACGATGGCGGTGAGCGCCACGACGAGCACGGCCAGCGGCGCGCTCAACCTTCCGAGCGCGCCACACGCCGGCACGACGGTGCGCATACACAACGCTGCGAGCGTGGTGGTGTTCATCAAGTTCGGCGATAGCACGGTGACGGCCGCGACAACGAACATGCCTATCCCGGCTGGCGGGACCGAAGTATTCCAGATCGGGCCGAGCGTGACGCACATCGCCGCGATCACGGCCAGCGGTTCCGGCACGCTGTACGCTACCACGGGCGTCGGCGCCTGATGCTGCGGTTGCGGTCGCGGGGGCTGTCCAGGTCTGTCGGCAAGGCCCCCCTTCCTGATTGGGTGAGCAGTGGAAATCTGTTCACGAATCCTCAGGACATATCTAGCGCGACTGGTGGGTGGACAAACACTAACTGTACCGTAACGGCTAACGACATTTCCGGCCCATACGCCGGTGCATTTGGTGATCTGGTAACAGAAAGCACAGATGGAGCCGGCGCCACGCACGAAATACAGCGCAGCGTGACCATTGCTAATTCAACAGCCTATCTACACAGGCTCATAGTTCAGCGCATTAACCGCAACGTTCGCCTGTTTTACCCAGCGGCACAATTTGGCGGCACAGCTCAAACTGTCGATTTCGATTTAAGCGCTGGCACGTCTAACACAGTTTCCGGATCGCCAGTTTCAACTATCACGCCGCTTGGCTCTGATTGGTGGTTGGTAACAATACAGGCAACAAGCGGACCTGCTGCGGCAGGCGCCTTTACTCATCGCGCACTTCGGCTGCTTGACGGCGCCACGCTAAGCTACACCGGAACTGGATCGGCGGCCGTTTACGTTGCGGCAGTCGGGCTGCATGCAGTCTAATGGGCGCCGAGGTCAGCATTCAGGCGTTGATATACGCGGCAAACGCGGTGGGCGGCGGAAATGTCACGCTGCCTGCTGGGACGTACACGTGCGACAACGTCGGCGGCGCCTTGTCGATCAAGATGAAAGACAATGTACGGTTGCGGGCGGCAAATCTCGGCGACGTGACGATCATGCTGGCCGACAGCCAGAACGCTCACCTGATCAATTTCGACGACTGCGAAAACGCCCACGTAGAAAACCTAATAATTAATCACAATCGAGACAATCAAAATACTGCAGTTCAGACGCATGCTGTGCGCGGCTCCGGCATGGCCGATTGCTCTATAATAAATTGCACTATTCAAAATGCCGTCTGGTACGGCATAGGCTTGCAAGAAGACACCATTGCGCGAGTGATTATAGACGATATAGACATATATAACGCAGGTGGCGATGGCA